ATGATTCAGTGTAAACGGGTGTATGACCCGCAGGAAAGCAGCGACGGCTATCGGGTGCTGGTCGACCGTCTCTGGCCGCGGGGGATTAAAAAAGAGGCGCTGGCCTGTGATGAGTGGTGTAAGGAGTTAACGCCTTCCGCTGAGCTGCGCAAAGCCTTTCACGGCGAGGCGATCGATTTCGCCCACTTCAGCCAGCGCTATCGTCAGGAGCTCGACGCCCATCGCGAAACGGGCCTGCGGCTGGCGGCGCTGGCGCAACGCCAGCCGCTGACGCTGCTGTACGCCGCGAAGAACACCGAGCAGAATCATGCCCGGGTGTTGGCCGCCTGGCTGGCGGCCCTGCCGGTTACGATTTAGCCGGATGATCCCGGCGCCACAGCGCCCACTCGTCGAGAGTTTCGCCGCTGGGTAGTTTGCACTGGGTGCTGACGCCCTGCGGCGTTTGCACCGGCACCCGGGTGCCGCCGGATTGCTGACAGTATACCGCCGCGGGGTTGGGCATGCCGATGGTTTTCGTCGGCGCAGTGGGCTGCGGCTGGGCACAGCCGGCTAATACCAGTGGCAGAATAGCCAGTAACTTTTTCATTGTTCCTCCCTTTCCTGAATGCCCGGGGATTTTAGCCTGAATCTCCACGTTTTCTCCATCTTGCCTGCACTTTTCCCCCGTAGAGTAGCCCTGTTCTCGAACTGACCAGAGAACAGATCATTCCATAATCAATGAGTTTTTCCCCGTCGCCCCCGACGGGGCTTTTTTTTGGGATTTAATAAACTGAAATAAAAGGATTTATTTCAAAAGTGTCCACATATCGACCACATTGACAAGAATAGCCCCCTTTCCAGGGGGCTATTTTTATACTGCAAGACTAAGTTGACGGTTCCCGTAATGAGAAGCCGGGAAAGCGTCGCCGGGGATAAATCCTGGCGGCAAAGGATCTGCGCTGGTTGAGCGCTTCGTTACTCTGCGCTCTACGGTGTTAAGTGTCGTGAATGACTCGCTGCACTCAAGATTCTGGCATTGATGGTATTGCCGGATGGTGAACTCGCTTAACCGGCGGCTGGTGCGGGTGCGGGCGTTTGCGCCGCAGTAGGGACAAACAAACATGATGATCTCCCATAGGGAGTTGAACTCACGCCTATTATGGCCGCTACTATTCAGTTTCTGCAATCCAGTCGCTTATTTTCGCCTCAAGCTCCATTTTCGTGGTAAATCCGTTATCACCTATCACATGTTCCGCTCTGGCAATGATCCAATCCTGAGTATCGATTTCAGGCTTAAAGCCCGACACGGTCAGATGCATACCAGGGTATAAATCGGCGCGGCCGCGCGCCAGGGTTATCGAAAACTGTGCCGCGCCTTTCTGGAGCTGTATCCATTTTGCCGCAGCTGCGCGCCTGGCCGCCGTTTCGTTCTGATAGGTTTTACGCAAAACATACACGTTACCTTCAGCGCCCTCCATGTAATCCCCTTCCGGGCGGCTGCTTTTCTCCTTAGCCTTTTTTCTGGCAGTATTTGTTTTGCGCTTAGTGACCTTGACCGGTTTTTTCTTGCCGAAATTAAGATCCAGCCAGTACGCCCGCACGCCGGTGTAAGCATCGCGATCGGCAATGCGGAACCTATGACGATCTCCGCTGGCACGGGTTATCTCAGCCGATGGCAGCGCCCTGCCGGATGCACTGACGCCGCCCCCAGGCAGGATAAACAGCAGACAGCCATTTTTCACGGTGGCAATGGCCCCCAACATCTCCGCCATGCGCGTTAAAAACGACATGTCACTCTCTTCTGTCTGATCCGCATGGTCGATCTCAATGTCGATTAGGGCCTCGCTAATCATCGGCTTCAGGTCATAGCGCCGGGCTATGACCGATACCACCCGCTCTACCGTCAAATCATGCCAGGACACCTCCCGCCTGACGTTCATCTCTTCGCGAAAATCAGCGCTGTGCGCGGTGATGTCGATAACATCAGGCGGCCCGCTATGCCCCACCTCGTCAACGGTGTAGAGACCTTTGTAGATCAACGCCTCACCCAGCCAGCCGATGGACACCGCCAGCTCCGCACCACGTGGGGGTAAATCTGTTACCCCGTCAGAGTCATCCACTGACAGGGTTAGCTGGTCAGCATCAAAACCGTTGTTATCTGTAACAGATAGCGAGGTGATGCGGTCGGCCAGTTCGGTCAGGGCAACCCCACCCAGCGTGATACTAAAATCAGGTGTCTTTACGACCTCACTTAATTTTTCTACATACGCTTCGGCTGCTGTTGTCAGCGTGTCTGCTATCGACATAACTCCCCCGTTTTTTGCTGATGATTCCATGCCCGCGCGCGGGGCTGAATCCCTTTTTGTTGTCAGCGAACGGGCAGACCGGCAACCAGGCGACGCCAGCAGACTTAACGTTGAATATTGCCCTGAACTCAAAGAGAAACATGATGGTGAACTTATGTCTGAAACTCGTTTTCACGGCGTCCGCTCTCGCGAAAATACCGACCTACAGCAGGCAATCAATGACATTGATTCCAGCGTGATCGGTATTGTTGCGGTTGCTGATGACGCCGATCCGGAAACTTTCCCGCTCAATACGCCGGTTCTGCTGACACGGGTGCGTAACGTCCTCGGCAAAGCAGGTAAAACCGGGTCGCTTTACAAAGCCCTCAAAGCCATTTCCGATCAGTGCAGTCCGCGTGTTGTGATTGTCCGGGTGAAAGAGGCTTCCGGTAACGGCGACAGCCAGTCCCAGGCCATTACTGGCGGAACAGATGGCGACAGCTATACGGGAATGTATGCCCTGCTGACGGCGGAGGCCAAAACCGGCTATCGCCCGCGCATCCTGGCGGTGCCGGACTACGACACTGCGGAAGTGACGTCACAGCTTTGCGTGATTGCCCAGAATCTGCGGGCTTTTGTTTATGCCGGTTGCAACGGCTGCGCGACCATGGCGGAGGCTATCGCTTATCGCAAAACCTTCGCATACCGCGAGCTGATGCTGATCTGGCCGGACTTTATCGCTTACAACCCCCTGACGGATGATAACGAAACGTTTCCCGCCCCGGCTTACGCCTGCGGCCTGCGCGCCGCTATTGATAACAGCCAGGGCTGGCACAAATCGCTGTCGAATGTTGTGGTGAATAACGTTCTGGGTATTTCGAAAGATGTGTTCTGGGCATTGCAGGCAGAAGACAGCGACGCTAACGAGCTGAACAACAACGAAATCACGACGCTTATCAAGCGTGACGGTTTCCGCTTCTGGGGTAACCGCACCACGGACACCGAAACCTACACTTTTGAGGTGTTTACCCGTACCGCGCAGATCCTGGCGGACAGTATTGCGGAGGCGCAATTTACCTCTGTTGACAGCCCGCTCACTCCGGCCAACGTGAAAGATGTGGTAAGCGGCATCCGCTCTGCTCTCAGCAAAAAAGTCACTGCCGGCCAGCTTATCGGCGCTGACTGCTGGTATGACACGCTGGATAACGGCACCACGGATTTGCGCCAGGGAAAACTGATTGTGCGCTATAGCTACAGCCCGGTCCCACCGCTTGAAGATCTGACGCTATACCAGACCTTTACTGATGATTTTTACGAACCGGCGTTCGCGTCGCTCGGGGGTGAATAATGGCTATTCCTCACAAACTGCGGTTTTTTAGCTGCTTTGTTAACGGCGACAACTATCTGGGAAAAGTGACCTCTTTCACTCGCCCCAAACTGTCACGAAAGGTAGAGGACTATCAGGGCGGTGGCATGCTGGGTGCGGTCGGTGTTGATCTCGGCCTTGAGGCTGGCGCGCTGGATTCCACCATTGTTTTTGGCGGCGTCATTAAGGCTCTGTTTCTCGAATACGGAGCAGAAATTGACGGCACGCGGCTGCGCTTTGCGGGTGAATATTTCACTGATGGCGAAAGCCAGCTTGTCGAGGTGGAGCTGCGCGGGCGATTTACTGAACTCGACGGTGGAGATTCAAAACAGGGAGAAGACACCGAGGAAAGCTACACCTTTAAATCCACCTACTACAAATTTTCCATAGATGATCAGCCCATTATCGAAATCGATCTGCTGAATTTCATCTACAAAAAGAACGGTCAGAACATGTTCCCGGACCGCATCACCTCTGCCCTTGGCATGGGCAATTGATAACCTTTAAGAGGGTGGCAACGATGCCGCCCGGAGATTTTAAACATGGCTAAAAACCTGTTCACGCTGATGCAGCCGGTAGTTCGTAAAGACAGTGAGATCGGTCAGGTGGAAATCACTGGCGCCATCAGTCAGGCCGGATCATTGCGCGGCCTGAATCTTATCCGCGTTGCCAATATGGATGCAGACTCAATTGCCACGCTGTTGACGCGAGTCACCGCGCCTGCGCTGACACAAAAAGAAATCAACGAAATGCACACCCTGGACTTTATCGGGTTGGCAGAGCTTCTGGTCCCTTTCTTGAATCCGCCGGAGCCTGGAGCGTCGAACGTGGCGGAGACGGAGAGCGAGTAATCACCGTTGCGTTTGACCAGATAGACGATCTGGTTGCTGATATTGCCGTTATTTTTAACTGGCCGCCCTCTGAAGTTTTCGGCATGGATCTTGGCGAGGTGATAGCCTGGCGCAAGCGGGCGGCGCTTCGAAGTGGTGCCAGTGATGAAGAGTCTTGATATACGCGTTGCTTTCAGCGCGATCGACAGATTTACCCGCCCCGTTAATGCTGCCCGCCAGAGTGCGGGCGGCCTTTCCGACTCCCTCAGAAAAACACAATCCACCCTGAAAGGACTCGATAAGAGCAGTGCCACTTTTCAGCGAATGACCGCGGCCGTCGGCAAAACCGACCGTTCCATCTCACGTACCCGTGCCCGCTTTGATGGCTTGTCAGAAGCGCAACGTAAAAACGGGACGCTGACGGAAAAACAGCAAATACTGATGTCGCGACTGGGTGAGCGGCTTGATCGGTTGACCGCAAAACGCGTGACGGAAGTGGCCCGCCTCCGTGAGAGTGCATCAGCCCTGCGCCAGCATGGCGTCATGCTTTCCGGTAGTAGCGCCACCATCGGTAACGCGATACGCCGCACAGAACAATACAACCAATCCCTTGAACGGGAAAAACGGCAACTTGCTGCGGTCACTCAAGCTCGTAAACGTTACGAGGGTGCGCAGCAAATGGCCGGAAAGTTGCGCTCTGGCGGTGCCATAGCATTAGGTACAGCAACCGCTGCCGGGTACGGCGCCGGACGCTTCCTGTCGCCTGCGGTTGGTTTTGATGAGGAAATGTCAAACGTCCAGGCGTTGACGCGGCTCGATAAAAGCGATTCGCAGCTAGCCGCCTTGCGTACTCAGGCCAAAAAACTCGGTGCTGAAACCGCCTTCACCACACGTGACGCCGCCAGCGGCCAGGCCTTTCTGGCAATGGCGGGCTTCACGCCAGAAGCTATCCGTGCCGCACTACCTGGCGTGCTCAATATGGCACTAGCGGGCAGTATGGAATTGGGTGAAACGGCAGACATCGGCTCAAATATTCTTTCACAGTTCGCCCTCGATGCCGGGGAAATGGACCGCGTCAGCGATGTGCTGACAGGTACATTTACCCGTACCAACACCACGCTTAGCAGCCTCGGCGAGACAATGAAAGTTGTCGGACCGGTAGCCGCGGGACTAGGGATTAGCCTGGAAGAAGCCGCAGCGATGACAGGCACGCTGGCGCGCGTGGGTATTCGCGGTAGCGAGGCCGGTACTGCAATGCGTCGCTCCCTCTCCCGCCTGGCCTCCCCTACTACGGCAGCCAAAAAGGCACTCAAAGAGCTGGGAGTAGAAACTGCCGACGCGAGCGGAAAAATGCGACGTCCGTTCGATATTCTTCTCGATCTACAAAAACGCGTTTCCCGCTTTGGCGAGGTGGATCAGGTTTCATTTTTCAAAGATATCGCCGGAGAAGAGGGTTTTACGAGTCTCCAGTCTTTGGTCAACGGCGCAGGTGATGGCTACCTCCAGTCACTCTATGAACAAATTGCTGAAGCGCATAAAAATCAGGAGGCCTTCGCCGTCGCTAACAAGAAAAAAGACAACCTTGGCGGCGATTTGAAGGAGCTGGACAGCGCGTGGGAGGCGTTCCGCATTTCTGTAGCTGAGACAGTGGACGGCCCATTGCGCAGACTGACACAGGGGCTTAGCCGGGTTATTGGCACTGTTCAAAGCTGGGTAGAAGAAAACCCCAGACTTTCACAAACGTTGTTACTCGCCGGCGGGACTGTACTGGCACTGACCGCAGTAATTGGCGGTATGTCATTAGCTGCTGGTCTGCTGATAGGTCCGCTGGCGAAGCTCAGACTGGGGTTTGCGCTGCTGTCCGGCGGGAGCGGAATCGGAGGTACGGTATCAGCGTTCCGCATGTTGAGTGCTGCGGGCGGTAGCTCACTGGTAAAAATTAGCGGATGGCGTGCTTTACTCAGCGGCCTGGCAGGACGCATCGGCGTATTAACCAGAATGATGGTACCCCTGCGCGGTGCGTTACTTGGCGCCTTTACCTCTCCGGGGACTGCTATCAGCGCCCTGTCAAAAAGCATTGGCGGGCTGGCATTGCGGCTAACCGGGATCCCTGCTCTCTTCGGCATTGTAAAAGGCGGTATTGCGGCACTGGGCGGCGGATTATCAATGCTCTTGAGCCCAATCGGTTTAGTGGGTGCTGCGTTTGTAGCTGCGGGAGTACTGATCTGGAAATACTGGGGACCAATTAAGGCCTTCTTTAGCGGTTTTTTTACAGGCGTCATCCAGGGGTTAGCGCCTGTTTATAACGCATTTTCCAGGCTGGCGCCCGTTTTCGGTGCCATTGGGGATGGCGTTAAAAACGTCTGGAACTGGTTTAAAAAAGTATTAACGCCCGTTGAGGAGAGTCGCGAGGCGCTAAACAAATGCGCCAGCGCCGGGCAGACTTTTGGCGAAGTCCTGGGGACCGCACTTAGCGTTCTGCTTTGGCCGCTTCAGAAGTTAATGGAAGGCGTCGGCTGGTTACTGGAGAAGCTCGATCTCATCCCCGATGGCATTGAAAGAGCCAGGTTGGAAGCGGCCAGACTCAGGGCTATTCCGGTTATGTGGGAATGGGATGAAAAATCCGGGCGCATGGTTAAAAGGGAGTGGCAATGGTCATCTGAAAAGCCTGCAAGCAAAGGCAGCGCCCCGCCGCCCAATGTGCTCGGGGGCAACTCTGGAACAGAGCGGCGGCTGGGCCAAATCGCGGATAACACCAAAGGCCTTTTAGATGAGGAAAAGCGCAAACGTATCGGGCCGGGTGACATTGTATTTAAAAATCTCCCTCCAGCCTTTGCTGTGCGTGGTGAATGGCAGGAATCTCGGCTTATTCGGCAACCTGTTAGTGCTCGTCCGGTTATTGCTGCCGGAGAGCCATTAATTAAACAGACGCAGGCATGGCAACCGGTACACCGAAATAAAAGCACCTCCAAGGCGGCTGCGGCTTCAGATGGTAGTTTTTCCGGTGATATTCACGTTCATCTGCACGGCATTCAGAACAGCAATTCGCGCGAACTGGCGCGACTTGTTGGCGAAGCGGTACGCAAAGAAATTGAAAAACAGCAACGCGCTACCCGGGGTTCGTTCCGGGATAACGATTAATAAGGAGTAATAACTATGATGATGGTATTCGGACTTTTTGTATTTGAACTCAGGACACTGCCCTATCAGCAATTGCAGCTGTCCCGTAACTGGCGGCACGTTAAGAATGATCGCGTGGGCAGGAGCGCAAAATGGCAGTACGTTGGCGCAGGTGAGAACCAGCTGACGCTGGGTGGGTTGCTGTACCCTGAAATTACTGGCGGCAACCTGTCGCTGGGTGCTGTCTCAACAATGGCTTACACCGGGCTTGCCTGGCCTCTGATTGATGGCGTCGGTTCCATTTACGGGATGTATGTCATCACGGGGTTGCAGGAGACACATCAGGAGTTTGATCGCTATGGCAAATCTAAAAAGATAGAGTTTACGCTTTCATTACAGAGGGTTGATGAAGATATCCGGGAGCGGCTGCAAAGTTCCTCTGTTAGGGATCTAATGGGCACTATTAAGGAGGTAGCTGGAACAACGCTGGATATAGCTCAAGTGACGCTGAAGAGCCTCTAACAATGAGAAGAACAATTACTCCTGATTGTTAGTTTATTCAAACATAACCGGTAGAGATAACTGAATGTAATTTAACAATTATTCAACAATGCTTTTCATATCATCGTACATCCAAGCCGGCATCAAAGCCTTAACAGGGCGCATTAATAATCAGTAACACTATTTTTTTGCATTCTTATAACTTTTTGATTCTGAAATCTAGTTTACGAACAAACGAAACGGTGCTTATATATAAAGCATTGTAGTTAACATGCCTTTTTTCATAAATTCAGTCCATTAGAGGGGTTTCTAAATGGATGTTGAAATCAGTCACTGTAACAATATTGATTACGCCCGTATCATACTTTCAGAAAATAAGCTAAACATTAAATTTGCACCAAATGGTACTGGCAAGAGTACCGTTTCTCGCGCGATACTACATAGCGTTGTTGGCGATATACAAAGTCTTAATGCCCTTCTTCCCTTTAAGCTTCGTGCATCAAATCCGTCAAATTTCATACCAAGTGTGCGCGGTGCAGAAATTATTCGCGAAGTGATGTGTTTTGATGAAAAGTATGTTTCACAGTTCACCTTCCAGCCTAACGAGTTAATTAGCAACAGCTTTGACATTTTTATCAAAACTGAAGCTTACAGTCAGACCGAGAGCGAGATAGAAGCTATGGTCATGGCAATTCGGCAAGAGTTTACCAATAACAATGAACTGGAATTATTCATTACCCATCTTCAAGAACTTAGTGGTGCTTTTAAGCTAACTAGCAGGGGTCTTTCGAGAGCCTCTACAGGTATGAGAGGACTGTCTGGCGGTAATAAGCTTCAACACATCCCTCCAGGGCTTGAAGGGTATCAACCATTTATACAAAGCGCACGTAACGTAGAGTGGATTGAATGGCAAACTAAAGGATATGAAAACTTCTTAGAACTTTCAGACGATTGCTGCCCTTTTTGTACAGGCAATTCACACGATAAAATTGAACAAATACGTAAAGTTAGTGATGAATACGACAAAGCTGTTATTAAAAACCTCGTTGTTATTATCAATGCCATTGAAAAACTTGGTGAGTATTTTCATGACGATGCTCGGGCTCGCCTCAAGGAAATAACAACTTTACAGGGCGGACTTGAACAGCGACATGAAGACTATCTTCTAACAATTAAGCGACAGACAGACAGCCTCCTGACTTTACTAAACTCTTTGAAAATTCTTAATAGTTTTTCATTCGAAGATGGAAGCAATGTGCGAGCTTCTTTAGCAGCCTATCGACTGGACCTGCAGTTTTTTTCTGAACTTCAGTCCGACAGAACTAAGCAAATAGTTGATCGTCTCAATGCTTCTCTAGATACACTTATGGCTCAAGCTGGTCAGCTTCAGGGAAAAATCAACATACAGCGTGCCGGTATGAACAGGTTGATATTGAAGCACATGACCGATATCAATACATTCCTTTCATATGCAGGATATAGGTATCAAGTAGACATATCTGGTGACGGTTCTGAGTGTAGACTAAAACTGCGACACGTTGATCATGAGCATCACCTTAGTGGCGGGAGCCAACACCTCAGTTATGGCGAACGCAATGCCTTTGCGATCGTTCTGTTTATGTATGAGTGTCTAGCACGTAAACCCGATCTTATAATATTAGATGATCCCATATCATCGTTCGATAAGAATAAAAAATTTGCCATCCTTGAGATGCTTTTTCGTCGGAATACAGGGGAATGCTTAAAAAACCTCACAGTATTAATGTTGACACATGATGTAGAACCCATTATTGATACGCTGAAATCAGTCCGACAGATGTTTAATAATCAGGTTATGGCATCATACTTACGTTATAGCGCAGGAATTATTACAGAATTGCCAATCCGCGAGAGCGATATAATGACTTTTGCGCAAATCTGCAAGGCTGTAACTGAATCAAACTGTGACGACCTGATAAAACTGATTTACCTTCGCCGACATTATGAGATCATTGACGAGCGTGGCGACGCATATCAGGTACTCTCAAATCTTTTTCACCGTCGAGCTGAACCCATCGATTCACGTGAGGAGGTAGAGGACGGTGCTGGTTATCCTAAAATGGATTCAGTTAAGTTTCAAATAGGCTGCGATACCATCGCTGAACGTATTTCTGGTTTTGACTACGCAAAAATACTTGAGATGGTGACAACTCCTGACTATATAAGAGCCCTTTATCAAAACTGTAGGACCGGGTATGAAAAACTACAAGTTTTCAGGCTATTAGAACCAGAAATTGATAACCGAGTGATTCGTAAGTTTATCAATGAGACTTATCACATCGAAAACGAATTCATTTGCCAGCTCGACCCAGTAAGGTTTGATCTGATCCCTGAGTACGTAATTTTAGAATGTGACAAACTCCTTACCACACCGTTCTCATCCGCAAATGATGAGATAGAGCAGGAGATAGCTTAGCTATGACTATTTAATAATTTTTTCTTGAAGTCAGTCTTTTACACTCGATAGGTAGACTCTAATTATGATTTAATTCAGAACGGAGTTCTGCTTTCACTACCTTATCTTTTCAATTATCGCCAGAGCACCATTTGATCGTTAATTTAAATAATTGCGGCATAAGGTCTTCTTGGTAAAAAACCATAAGGAGTTTTAAAATGTCAAATAACTATGAACTTATAGCTAAAGCAATTAGAGAGAAGTTACAGATAACAGCTGTATACCAAGGTCACTATCGGGAAATGTGCCCGCATGCACTTGGAAAAAAAAAAGGTAGGCAGCAAGCGTTGTTTTATCAATTCGGAGGTAGCAGCAGTAAAGGTCAGGTAACTCCAAACTCACCTTCCAATTGGCGTTGCATACCCATTGATGGGTTGACTGAGATCAAGTTACAAACGGGGGAATGGTATACAGCACAAAATCATAGCCAAGCACAAACATGCATTGACATAATAGACATCGAAGTTCAAATTTAAATATACCACCTCCCGATATCCACGTGAATTTCGCATTTAACCACCTTAAGGGAGGCGGTCCTCCCTTTATTTTAACATGTCACCCAATGTATTTAATTGACATAGCTATCGTAAGGTTCTTCAACTACCAAGAAAATAAATTTATTGCCACCATAGATTATTAACTAATAACTTACCATGTCAGCCTCACTCACCAAAAACACTAAAAATCTCTCAGCTGAAATAAAACAGACTTTAATGATTCCAAATTATGATGAACGTTTCCACATACATATAGAGAAATATTCGTTCGTCACATCTATTGCTTTGTTCTCTGACGCCTTCAGGCCTGCTGCATCAACATAAGTTCCCTCAGTCAGCGCCAACGGGCCACTTTTCTGGTTATCTGTTCCGTGGGTAGTGTTTGGATCCCACGTGGCTCCTGGAGACCTGTCACCCGAGCGGTGCCAGTGCGGTGGCAGATTATCAGCCTCAATTTTCACATTGTTACTGCCACCGGTCCTACCATACTGAGAACCAATCCGCACCACCCTGTCAGCAAAGGTTTCACTTAAGTCGACCCATGTCTGCCAGGGAAAGCGAGTCGCCGGGCTTTGTTCTCCAGAGATGATGATCCCAACGTAAAAAATGGCGTCAACAATAGCCTTGTATCCTACTCCATCGCTGTCCAGCCCCAGCGACTTTAGCGCCTCTGATGGATTGCTCAGATCGGACAGGTTTTTCTCTTTTTGCAGTGCGCCGTCGATGCGCGAGTCATCCCCCGCAGCTACCGTTCCCGCCTCGGTGCCCACGTCCCGCGTGGCTGAATTCCCCAGCTCCAGATTATCCCGGGCCTCTTCGGTATCGTTTAAATCAGCAAGATTTTGTGCTCGCCGCAGATAGCGTTTATCACCTGTTTCCTGCGTGAGTGTGGCAAGCGCCGGATCGATAACAAGCTGCACGTTTGAGCTGTGCGTCAGCGTCAACACCAGCGTCAGAATGATCTCTTTGATAATGGAATCCGATTGCGCCGGGAGGTATGTCGCCGGGTATGTGCCGTAAGCGATGAGCGTACCCTTAGCGCTGACCAGCCCCGCTTCTCTGAGCGTTTTACCCGGATAATCCTGACAGTTGATAACGATCTGCCCGCTGATAAACCCCTCATAGCTTGAATCAGAGTCAAAGGTTTCACGGCCAAACTGTCCAAAAAGCGCCGTCACCGCCGCCAGGTCATCGGGATCGGTCGGCAATGTCACGCCGCCACCATCGCCGATCAGTACAGAGGTAATATCCACAACCTCCCCCGCCTGATACGCGGCCTCGATTTCAGCGGCGCCCGCCGTGGTTAGTGTCAGTCCCGTAGCCATTATGCCTCCTCACTTTTTGTTTCTGGCTCAATGCCGTACACGCTGGCAAGTCGATCATAAAAATCATCACTTACGGTCTTGCGGTCAGCATCGATATCGCCTTCATCAAGATAAATCACGCCAGCGATCTGAATTCGGTTCAGGTGTTCCAGGAAAAACGCATCGGTCTGACAAAAGTCGATCAGGCTTTTTAATTGATTGAATGTTTTCATAATTTATTCGTTATCCAATTGCCGGGTAAATCGTCGTAATCATCCAGGCCCACGCAGGCATAAAACGCGTAATAGTGCGCGGTGGCGTTCGGCACCTTGTCCATAAATACCAGGCCTTTACCGGCCAGTAATGCGCAGCTCCTGAATATTGCCGTTGTGGTGACAATCTCCGGGTAACTCGCAAGATTAAATATCGTGTTAACGTCGCTGCGTAATGACGCGCAGCCGTCAAACAGATAACCCACCGTCGTTACCGCCGTGGTGTTGAGTAATCCCGCCCCGACGACTTCCAGCGCACTGCATTCCGAAAAGACATTCGTGAATACCGTGGCACTTATGCTGGCGGCAAAAAGGCCGGCTGGCACTGAGCGCAGGTTTTTACAGCCCCTGAAAGTCTGGCCGTAAGAGGTCACCAGCGGGTTGCCGCTGAACAGGTTTTCCGGTATTTCCTCCACGCCGGTATTCTGGAACGTGGCGCCAAACGAGGTAATAAGCGAGCAGGACGCGAACAGCGTCGGCGGAATATTTACCAGTGAGGTGCAACCGTAGAACGTCGATCCGGCACCGGACAGCAGAATGTTGTTTTTCAGCAAATCGCCGGGCAATACCGCCAGTGAGGTACAACCCGAGAATGTCAGCGTTAACGAAGTAAGATTAACGCAACCATCGAGCAGGCCGGATGGTAGCGCGATCAGTGCAGTGCAATCCCGGAATGTCGATCCCATGCCTTTCAGGGACACCATGTCGCTGAATAGTTGTTTTGGCAGTCCAGCCAGCGCGGAGCACTTTTCGAACAAGAAATCGACGGCTGTCACTTTGGCGCAACCGGCAAACATATCTCCCGCGAGAGAAACCAGAGAGCGGCAACCTGAAAACGTATAGCCCAGGCTGGTTAACGCGCTACATCCCCGAAATGCACCGTCCTCCACAGAAACCAGCGAAGTACAGTTTACAAAAGCGTATGTGAATGTCGTTACCAGCGCTTTCTCAGCAAAAGCATCAGCATCAATTTTCGTGAGCGATCCACAGTTAGCAAAAGCGTATGAGAAAGTGGTGACTTTCGCGCAGTCAGTAAAAGACGGGAGCGCCGTCAGGCTGCTGCACCCATAAAACGTACTGGCAAAGGTCGTCACCTCTACGCAGCCGCTGAAAATATCTTTCGCTACAGTTTCAAGAGAGCGGCAGCTGTAAAATGCAGAGGCGAATGTCTGCGCCTGGCTGCACCCGGCAAATAAACCCGCGCCGACCGTTTTCAGCGAACTGCAACCAGAAAAGACTGTCCCGAAATAGGTGACTTTCGACAGACCTGCAAACAGACCGGCAGGAACAGAAAGAAGCTGCGAACAGCCAGTGAATGCACCGCCAAAATGATTCGCTTCAGAACATGTTTTAAACAGGTTGGCGGGAATTGCCGTCAGTGCCGTACAATTCTGGAATACGCCGGTGAATGCGCCGCCCGGAACATCCGCAAACATATCAGCAGGCAAGACAAGAAGATTTTTACACGCCCTGAAGCTATAAGAGAATGTCCCTGCTGAACCGCATCCTGTAAATATTCCCGTGCCGATATTTGCAAGCATTGAGCAACCATCAAACGCGTAACTGAAATTCACCGCAGATACACAGCTGTGGAACAGATTATTGCCGATACTGATCAGGCCGGTGCAGCCTGCAAATACCGATGAGAAGTCGATCGCATCAGGCTGGTTTGCAAATAGCCCCGATGGAACCTCAGTAAGCGATGTACACCCTCTGAATGCGTCTGAAAAATCCTCTATCTTCATGCGAGAAAACAACGATGCCGGAATACCTGCAAGCGACGAGCAGTTGGTAAAAATATTTTTGCAGTTATTCACGTTTGGCAAATCGTCAAATGCTCCGGGACGAATAGCCATTAATCCGGTGGTATCCAAAGCGAACCCTGAAAGATGACCTCTTTCCCCTGTAACACTAATCAATTCCACAACAGGGTTCAGTTTCGAAGAATAGTTAGATAAACGGCTGCGCAGACAGGCGGTTTCCGTGTTCTTAACCGTGATGGTGTATTCCTTTCCCTGTACTAATTCACGTGTAGGAATAACCCAACCTGAAGCTTCACTGGCGGGATCGAAACGGTAGTCCCGGCTGTCAATGCCGTCGCCATAGTCAACCGTGAAACCCTCGTCCATATGAGCAAAGAATATTGGCCTGGTTGCACTGTCGATGCGGGTAATGAACTTCATTACCGCGACCACTTTTATGCTGATCACCGCACTGACGCCATTAGTCGTCGTAACGGTGATCGAACAGGTACCTCGCTTCATGCCCGTAACCAGAATATCGCCGTTTACTATCCGGGCGGTCGCGATTGTTTGATCCGATGTAGTTACCGTAAAGGTTTTATCTTCCGCGTATTCGGGGAGAATTGTCACCGTGACCGTTTCCGCGTCCCCGGGGGCCAGATTCAGCTCGTAGCGGGATAAAACCACCTGCAACGGGACAAAGCGCGGCGTGATTTTCTCCGTGGCGTACATGTAACCGGCCGCATACGAGGTTCCCTGAAGTCGGCCAAATACATGAACGGAAAACCAGCTGCGCAGATTCCTGGCGCGCAGCACCGCCAGTTTTAGATCCTGCTGGTCGTATTCCGTCACCGGCAAATCGTTCTGATACACGTTCAGGCGAAAGGTATACGGATCCCCTTTCGGGTTCTGATTGAACCATTCAACAATATCCGTCCCGAAAGGACTGTCCACCAGGGCATGACGGACGGCGGCGACCGTACCACGATGGCGGTGGATGTAGTGGGCGCGCTTGATCGCATCGCGTTTCTTTTGTTCTGACCAGTTAATATTCCAGGTATCAACCTGATATTCCCACGCCAGCCACGGCAGCAGCGCCAGCGGGCAACTGTCCGGATCTTTAACCCAACGGATCAGATATACCGGCAACCTCTCCAGTGCGGCGGCGCTGGCCCTGTCTATGGCCCGTTCCACGGCGGTGGCGTTGGGTGGCAGAATGCTGGCGGGATAATTAGCGGTCATAGTCCATCACCACAAGATTGATTTTAACGGAGGTGCAATGCGGGGCTTCGCCCATCGTCGCAACGACGTCGGCGACGGGTGAATGCAAATCGACAGTAACAACGCCGTCCTGATGCAGCGCCCCGTCTATGCCTGACCGTGCAGCGGTGGCGTTGATAAGATGCACAGAGGCAGTGTATTCGTTCAGTGCTGCGGTGGCTTTTTCCAGCACCGTGGCGGTGTCTACGCCATAAGGGACGTAAATATCAGCAACCACCTGATAACTCACGATCACAGCGGAGCGGACATAATCAGCCACATAATCCGTAATCGGACGCACGTCTTCCGGGTTTACCGCTGACAGGACTTTATCAAGCAGCGCCTGCGGGGCAGTTCCATCTCCGGTACGTGACAGCACGTAGAGAAAAACGCGTCCTTCCTGGTTATGGGTTTCAGGGCCATAGGCGCGCACATCGAGCACATCCGCATCCGCACCTCGCGCAAAATAGTGATAGGCATTTCTGGCGCCCGCCGTGCTCAGGCGCGCCCATGAGAGCAGCGTGCGGCCGCGCAGCGCTTCGTCGCTTTCATATACGGCGTCCGCCTCGTCGGTGGCTTCGGTAATCAGCAGGCGTTCAGTATCAAAATTCCCGGCGACCTGATCGAGATCCGCCCCCAGGGCGCTGGAAAGCAGCACCGCGCGCACGGCTTCATTGATGCGTTGCAGCAGATGGATCTCGCGATAGGTGAATGCCTGAGCCAGTGCCGCCATCGGTTCAGATTCCAGCAACAGCGCAGCAGACACAGAAGCCTGAAGTTCCGCAGGCATGGCCGCCACGATAAGCGCCCGGATATCAGCCAGCGCCGTTTCAAAATCCGGCACCTCGACGATATCAGGTTGTGGGATCTGAGATAAATCGACGGACGTTTGCACACTAGCTCCTTAACCTGATGGTGTTGCTGGTTTCTGTCATGGTTTCCGTGATGGTCCCGCTCAGCTCGGCGGTCACTGCGCCTGTTTCCGAAAACACCACGTTGACGGTAGTCAGGCTGATCCGCGGCTCCCACTGCGCCAGCGCGATAGCGGTGGCGCCCATCAGCTGCATGCGGGTGACGGCGTTTTGTGGCGCATCGAGTAAATCAGGTACCACACTGCCAAAGTCCCGGCGCATCACACGAGAGCCTGTTGGCGTGGTGAGGATTTTTGTCACAGACTGCCAGAGCTGATCGTGATCGGTCAGCGAACCGGTGCCTTCAGGGTTCATCCCCGTGTAACTGGCTGTCATTGCGGGCCTCCTGTAGTACTCCCGCCAGACTGCACGCCACCGTGTTTATGTTCATGTACGGTGATCCCGTTTGACTGCAACACACCGCCGGAATGGAACACATCACCGGCCATCGTGCCGCCGTGGGTCAGTTCGAAAGTGCGTGTTTTGAGGTGGTTTGTGCATTCCACCTCCGGCGTATCCAGCGTGACGCGGGTCTCGGCCTGGATATGCGCGGTTTTAATGCCGGTCACGGCCAGTGCTCCGGCATCGGCGGCAGCGTCGTAATGCAGGCGAGCGCCATCCGGTGCGGTGATGATGATTTCCAGCAGGCTGCTGCCCGTTGGCGGATTATCTGCGCTATATGCAGAGCCAATCACAAATGCGTTCTCAGGGTTGCCGCCCGGGCAACCGATCCAGACCTGCTCCCCTATCGAGGGAGGCAGCCAGATGCTGAATGCCCCGGCGCGGGTGACATTCCAGCGGATCCATGTGGTCAGCAGCCTGCCGGAGCGAACGCGCACCGCTTTCTTGTCGGCGCTGATTTGCTCCACCACACCCTGGCGCAGAATGTTTTCCAGCAGGCGCATCAGTTCGGCATTCATGACGCACCGCCCAGACTGCTGATAACGGCGTTTTCCGTAGCGATCAGGTCTGCCGGGGTCATGCCCAGCAGTTCGCGCGCAGGGTACTGCGCGTAAGCGCCCGGGCCAACTTCATCCTGGAGGCCGTACTGGTGAATACGGGCAATGCGCGCGGCGATGCCATCAAATCCTACGGTGACGCCGCCCGCGTCCGGTCTGACTTTCATAAAACGCAGGGTGCGCAGGCGGGTAAACATCGGCGCTTTTTTTGTCTCTGTCTGCGTCGCTGATTGCGTTTTGATTTCCAGATAGCGCTCGATATCGGCCCGGTAGAAGGTGCGTATACCGCTGCGTTTCTCATCAAAGCCCGTGATTGTCCGGCCATATTTACCGCGCCCGCCCCGCCAGTTTTTCAGCGCCCGGACCTCATTATTCCAGACGAACTTGATCCCCTGCTGGGTGCGGTAAACTTTGCGGCGGCGTGCCGTGTAGCGCCTGCCGTCCGGGTTTTTCTGTGATGCGATGCGGCGTTGTTGACTACGGCGCAATGCCAGACCAATTTTGCGCGCAATACGGGTGCGCCCCGCCGGGCTGACGCCGTCGAGAATGTCCTGAAAGACCTGATCCAGCTCGCTGAACATCCGATCGCTCACGCTCCGGCCTCCTGAAGCATGCCTTCAAATACCAGCCCCCAGCCTGTGGCGTGGGGGGCCAGCACGCGCGGGCGCGGCTCCGGCAAATGCTCGGCGCACGGCACGCCGTTTTCATCCAGTTGAACCAGTACCCGCTGACGCACCGGCAGCTCAAACATCAGATCGGCGGTGTCGTCGTTGTTAATCAGTGTGGTGAATTTTATCTGCTGGTTTTTATCCGGGTTCAGCAGCAGATCGGGCTGATTAAACCAGAGCCAAGCCATCAGCGGCAGCGTGAAGTCGTCAATGCTCCCGGCGTAGTTCATGACGAACAGCACCAGAGAATAGCGATACATGAAAGACGGTGTTTCACCGGTGGTTTCAATGCCACCCTCTTCAACAAACACCGTCCAGGCTTCCGGGTTCGCCCGGCACCAGGTGTTTGCTTTCTCTATGGCGGCGCGGAGTGTGTTTATCTTCAGCATTTATGGCTCCTTTCGGGTGTTCGGGCGCAGGCTGTCCCACTGGCGGATCGCCGCTTTGTCAGCATTGCAGGCATCAAGCGCATCCATCAGCCTGTCGCTGAATATCGCCACCGCGCCCCAGGTCACTGGCTTATCCAGCGCCGGGCGTGGTGTCTCTTCGGTCAGACTCTCCGGGACGGGTTCACGGCCCAGCTGAATGACCGGCGCGGGCGGCGCGTTTTTGCAGGCTGCGACTGACAGCGTCAGGCACAGGAGTAACAGCGCACGCGTCACCATTGAACGCGGCCTGCATTGCTTCACGTCGGCGCTCCCCTTCTGCATTACGCTGTTGTTCACGGACTTTCACCTCTGCCAGTAATTTGTGGGTCTGTATGGCGGTCGCCTTCACTTCCTGAATAACCTGGTCGTAACCGGTCGCCGTTTCGGTCAGCAGCTTGTTGCGGGTCCGGGCCTCGCTCAGCTGGTCGGTCTGCCACCAGACAGCAGCCAGAAGGACAAGCATCACAATCACACTGCCCGCCCTCATGTCGGCGTACTCAGGCCCAGCAGGCACCAGGCTTTAAAATCATTGCGCCGGTTAACCAGGCCGGCGGAGCGCTTACCGCCCACATTGACGAAATCAGTCAGCCTGTTGCACATCTGCGGCCATTGTCTGGCCTGGGCATGCTTCCAGATCGTGGTCCTCTGCTTGCGTCCGTTTTTATCGGTGAACCACATCAGCCCGGTGCAGCCCAGATTCAGGGCCGCATCCGTCATAGCCTCAAAGGTGAGTTGCGGCATGTCGGCACCATGGAAATTGTTATTGATGCAGTTCTCCGCCCGTTGCAGATCGTTGATCCAGCGCCGCGCTATTTCCTGGTTGCTGTATTCGCGGTTTTCCACGCCGCCCGTGGAGCCAATGCCAACCGTCAACACCCCCGCCGTGCAGTAATAAGGCGTGCTGCGGCAGTCTTCCCAACCTGCAATTTTCTGCTGCCCTTCTTTCGATGTTCTGACGCTCCCGGGCGCCAGCGAAATGCCCAGAGCCACTATCACCGCAATCGAACATTTTTTGATGATGTTCTTCATGCAGGTTTGTCTCCGTGCAGTTGCTCCAGCAACTGCCGCTCGCGGTCCGACAGGTTGCGGGTTTGCGCCTGGCGGAGAATCTGCTCGATCAAATCGTTACGGCGCTGGCTGGCCTGCTCAATGCGGCGGCGGTGAATCGCCAGCCGGACGGCGGAAACAATCCCCAGAAGAAGTCCAGCCAGCGCCAGCTTTTCGCTGACGGTCATCACGCCCACGCCGGTCACCAGGGCGGATGTTGCAAACGCAAAATATTCGTTAATACGATCCAGAGTCATTCCCATAACTGGACGGTTACCCGTTCCACCTCGCTGGTTATCACGGGCATTTCGATCTCCTGCCCGGCATTCAAAAATATCTGGTTGCTCAGTCCCGGATTGGCTTCGAGCACCTTCTCCGTGACACCTGCGGTTTTGCCGTAATGACGCCAGCAAAGCTGATCAACCGTGTCGTTTTGCAGCGCCCTGACTTTCATCAGAACAGCTCCGCATAGATCCGGGCTTCTTCCCGAATGTCAGCGATACTCCAGCGCCCGTCCCGCCAGAGATCATCTATTTGCCTGTCCAGGGCTTCGGCGTCTTTGTCACCTTTTGGCGTGGTGCCAACATCCCTGTAACCCTCCAGTACGCTGGCGCGCGTGAAGGAGTAGACCGCACGCCGGAAGCGGTAAACTTTTGCGCTTTCGCCGTTAATCTGCTCGACAGGTTCACCGACAGAAGTCAGCAGCACAGAGGCCAGAGATTCCGCACCTTCCGCTTCCCTTTGCTTGCGCCAGTCCTTCAATTGATCCGCGACATGCAGCGCGGCCTCCGTTGCCATATGCATTAATCGGGATGTTGTAATGTCACCGGCGATGCGGGCAGCCAGGCGCAGATCGTGGAGTTTTACCGTCGGCCAGAAAGTGCCGATGGCAATCTGTGCGCCGCCGTCGTCCACGTCTGTCACATCACTTTCAGCAGGTCTGACGGGGCGCTGCGCGATAAAACTCATCGTCGTTTCTCCGGTAGGTCAGGCGGTGGGCGTCCGGTAAAAAGACCGCTTCACGGGCAGATCGCCGGGCGCGCCGCCTGTGGCGCGGGGCCAGTTCATTACGCTCAGGCGTTTACTTTGTGGCGGTTTTCGTTGTCTTTTTTGCCGCCGTTTTGCGGGTGGCTTTTTGAGTGCCGGCCGCCGTTTTCGTCTGCTTGCGCGTTCGTGTTGCTTTTTGTGTTGCGGGTGTTTCGGTTGCTGCTGTATCGCTGGATGAAGTCTCATCTTCCGCATCACCACTTGCCGCGCTGGTCTGCGGCGCCTTTTTCAAAGCGCTGACCAGAGAAGCGATCTCCCGTTTCACACCGGCACCCGGGTTCAGGCTCATGGCTTCCCGGAAGAGTTTCAGCGCTTCGCCTTTGGTTTCCGCGTCTTCCGTGTCGCGACGGCAAAACGCCCTCACCTTGCACAGCTTCGCGCGGACCTCATCCGGCATATCACTGTCAGCCACAATTTCGGCCAGCTCGTCCAGCATGGGGATATAGCCTGACAAATCGGCTCCGGCGTCCGTGGTGGCGAGGTTCAGAATGGGATTGCAGATTTCCTCGGCCAGTACCGTGGGTGCCGGGCGGCGATAGTTGTCATCCGGCATGCTCAGGCCATGCTTAACGACATAGCGCCCGATACGCAGCGCCAGCGCATAGTCGGAGCAGTCCACCGCCCACACCATCAGCGTGGTGATGACCGGATCCGCGCGCCCGCTGTCGCCCTCGATCGTGCCGTCAATCCATCCCTGAAACTCAGGAAGGATGCTGGCCTTTACAGCGGCCTTCGCCTGGCGGGACTGGATTTGGCTTAGCGAAGATTTATGCATATGCAGGCGAAAGAGGATCTGCTCATGCGCGGTGCGCGTCTCCGCGTCACGCTCATCACTGATGCCCCGCCTCTCTGCCATGACCTTCTGAAAGTGTCTTTGTGCCGGTGTCAGCATGGGTTCATTCTCCTGGGCGGGCTTGCTGCCCGCCATGTGATGGGGATTATCAGGCGAATGTCACGCCGTCGATCATGGCAATCATGCCGTACTCTTCAATGACATAGTCATCATTGCTGGACTGGTAAGTCGCCACGCGGTTGTAGTGCGGCTCTTCGCGGATAGAGCGACGCAGGGAGCCTTTCTGGTAATACACAGAGAGGTTTTTCAGGTTGGTGATGAGCACGACGTCTTCAGGAATGCCCGGGACAAAGACCGTCGGCAGGCCGCCGATCTTTTCCTGGCTGACAATGAGCTGCGCGGCCAGAAGTTCGGTATTCGGATTGGTCTGGCTGAGCGCGTTCACTTTCGGCAGGTTCACTTTCAACAGCAGATCGGACGAGAGCACAGTCACCAGGCCGGGAGCGCGGCGGAACCAGGGATCCATAAGGCTGTGGCGCGCATCAAGCACGGCGGCGTCAATATTGCCGTATGTGCCAGACGCAATCACCGCGTTATTCTCATCACGGGAAGTCAGCGTGATACCCGGCATAATGCGCTGCGGCGCTTCATTGCGGATTTTTTGCAGCCAGCCAACGCCGCAATCCTGCAATAACGGGTAGGTCGTGCGGTCGGAGTTTTCAGAGTAATGCGTGCCATTAAAGCCAATCATCTGGCGATCCAGCCCCAACTGACGAGCCATCGCATTACTGATTAATGACTGAAATTCAGGGTGACCGGCCCACGCGTCCAGCTCCGCATATGAAAGCGCATAGTCATAGTTGGTTTTGCGGCAGTGGTAGTTCTGCGGCTCTTTGTTATGGTTCGGTGCAGGGTTACGGCGGTTGGTGCCGTCCGAGCTGTTATTGGTGCTCGCCATCGGTCCCTTACTGCCAATTTTTACTTTCTGCCCTTCCTGCTCTTTAACCCCAAAGTGGTTAACCAGCTTCATGAAGTCATCCGACTCCATGGCGGCCTGTTCCAGTTTTTGCTGGATAGTCGGATCGACGCTGAAACGATTGGCAACGGCTGAGGGTGAGACACCGTTCAGATGTGCCTGGCGCACAATGTACTTATCAAATAGTTCGCGGGTCTGGTTTTCCATGGTTACCTCTTAGAAGTCTGCAAGCTGCGCGCTGCTGTTGCCGGTTGCCGCCGGTCGTGCGCTGTAATTTTCTGCGGGCTGGAGCTGAAGCTGACCGCGCAGCTCGTTAAGTTCGCTGGTCAGTTGCTGAATGGTGGCTTTATCCTGTTGGCGGTTCTGTTCCAAGGCACTGAACCGGTCAATCTGGTCTGCCTGAGATTGAGCAACGGCTTCAACAACCTGATGCAACTGACTGAAACGCTGATCGTCGGTTTTCTGGCCTTTGCCAAGGATGCCCATCACGCGGTTGAACCAGTTGACGCTCTCCTCGCTGCGATGAGCTGCCAGTTCGATCACTTCAGCTTCAAGCGCATCAGAGAACAGCGGCGCCTCGATCTGCTGGTTATTGAACGCCATCACCTGCGCGCGCTGCTGCGCGGCAAATTTAAGGCGCTCAGTCCCCAGACTTGCCGGAGTGTCGGTCATCGCCAGGCCGACCACATACGCCTTGCCGTTAAGGGCAAACTGCGGATGCAGCTCAATACTGGAATAGATTTTTTTTCCTTCATCGGTGAGCTGCTTCATTCGTGCCGACGCGTCGATCTCGGCATAGAGCGCCGTACGACCGGCCAGCGGCCCTTCGGTGATATCCTCCGCGCTTAATGCCACAACATCCCCCATGGCGCCAAAATTGCTGTCAGGAAGCATGGAGAGATAGTGCTCCACGTTTACGCGGGCGCCGTAAACGTCCGGGTTGTAGCTCGCCGCCGCATCGCGGAGGTGCTGCGGCTGGATCTCGCGCCCGTCAACGGTGGCGCCGGAAACCGCAACGCGAAACTTTTTGCGGGCGGGTTTAGTCGTGCTGGCCATGTCGTTTTATCCTGTTGATTTATGTCAGTCGCTGCATCATCGCAGAGCCTAAAAGCCCGGCGCCACGCGGTTTTGTTGTCGGAGAACGGTCAGACCTGAAAGCCCGAGCCGCGGGGATCGCGCGCAGGTAATCTCCCTGCTCAAAAGGGGGAAGTGATGATTCAGGATGCGTTTATTCGATTGAGGGCAAAGCAGCTCTACTGGCAGGGTTACCCGCCCGCCGAAATTTCGCGACTCATGGGTATCAACTCAAACACGGTTTATTCGTGGAAAAAGCGTGACGAGTGGGACGACACAACGCCTATCAAACGGGTGACGCAATCCATTGATACTCGTCTCTGCCAGCTGAGCGCGAAGGACAATAAAACCAGTGGCGATTTCAAAGAGATTGATCTGTTAACCCGGCAGTTGAAAAAGCTAGATACCGGGCAGGCCTCCACTATCACCGGCGTAAAAAAAACCAGTCGTCGCAAGAAGAAAAACCACTTCTCCGAGGAGCAGATCGAGGCGTTGCGCTTAAAAATTCTCGACTCTCTCGCATGGCATCAGCGCGGCTGGTACGAACAACGAGATCAGCGTAACCGGATGATCCTCAAATCACGGCAGATTGGGGCAACCTGGTACTTTGCCCGCGAGGCATTGCTGGGCGCACTGAGAACAGACGTTAAGCACGACTACCAGCGCAACCAAATCTTTCTGTCAGCATCACGAAAGCAGGCGCTACAGTTCCGCAACTTCATCCGCAAAGCGGCTGAAGAGGTGGACGTCGAACTTAAAGGCGGCGAGCAAATCACGCTGTCAAACGGCGCAGAGCTGCATTTTCTCGGGACGTCGGCGGCGACGGCGCAGTCGTACACCGGCCACCTGCGATTTGATGAGTTTTTCTGGACAGGAAACTTTATCAACCTGCGCAAGGTTGCCGGAGCCATGGCAACGCTAAAAGGCTTAACTCGCACGTACTTCTCCACGCCATCGAGTGAAAGCCATGAAGCCTATCAGTTCTGGACCGGCGATCGATGGAATGCGAAACGGCCTAAAGCACAGCGCGTTGATTTCGACGTATCCTGGAAGAAAACCCATAGCGGCGTGCTTTACCCGGATAAAACGTGGCGGCAGATCGTCACTATTCAGGACGCTATCAACAACGGCTGGGACTACACCGACATTGATGAAATCAGGGACGAAAACAGCCCCGATGAATTTGAAAACCTGTACATGTGCGAGTTCGTCAAAGACGGCGAAAGCGCGTTCAATCTTAGCCAGTTACTGGGGTGCGGCGCTGACGGGTATGACGACTGGCCCGACTGGAAACCGTTCGCCAGTCGCCCTATGGGCCAACGTGAGGTGTGGCTGGGCTACGACGCCAACGGCGGCAGCGGCAATGGTGATGCCGGTGCTCTGTCCGTAACTGTCCCTCCCCTTGTGGCTGGCGGCCGGTTTCGCACGGTTGAATTGAAGCAACTGCGAGGGCTGGAGTTTGAGCAGCAGGCGGCGGTCATCAAAGAGGCTGCCGAGCGCTACAACGTCACTCACATCGCCATCGACGGACAAGGCGTCGGGGAGGCGGTCTGGCAGATTGTTAAAAATTGGTTCCCGGCGGCTATTTGCTACCAGATGAGCCTCTCTTCCAAGCGCGCCCTTGTCCTCAAAATGTTGCAGGTCATCCGCGCCGGCCGCTGGGAATATGACCGCAGCGAGCAGGGCCTGGTCAGAGCCTTTAACTCTGTTCGCAAAGTTGTTACGCCCGGCGGTTTCATCACTTACGAAACGGACCGATCGCGCGGCGTAAGCCATGGTGATATGGCGTGGGCAACCATGCTTTCGATTATTAATGAACCGTTGGGCCAGGAAAGTGGCGGCGGTGGTTTCGCAATGGGATGGTAACTTTGAAAAAGAAATACGGAAAAAAGCCGATAGCCAGCACCGCCGGCCCTGACATTGTGGAGTCACTGAAGGCCGATCCCGCGTTGACAGCGTTCAGCTTTGACGGCCCTTATCCCGTGCGGGATATGGCCGATTTGCTGGACAATCTCTATTGCATGGATAACGGGCGATACTATGAGACACCAGTAGATTTTTACGGACTGGCTAAAGCTCCGCGCCAGAGCGCCTGGCATGAGTCGGCGTTGTATTTCAAACGTAATGTGCTCACCGGCTGTTTTATCCCGCACAAACTGCTCAATCGCCAGACCTTTTCCGCGTTTGCGCTGGACTGGTTCACGTTTGGCAATGCCTATCTCGAATTGCCGCGTAATCGCCTGGGCGGCCCGCTTCCCTTCAAACACTCTCTTGCGAAGTACACCCGGCGTGGGAGCACAGATCTCGATCAATACTGGTTTATCCGGCGCTGGAAAGAAGAGCACACATTCAAATCAGGAACGGTTTGTCACGTTCTGAACCCTGATATTAATCAGGAGGTCTACGGTATGCCGGAATATATGGCAGCACTGCTGGCCGCCAGCCTGGCCCACTCCGCTGACATGTTCCGTAAGTTGTACTACGACAACGGATCGCATGCTGGATGTATCGTCTATATTGGCGCTGGACAGGTTGACGATAAAAGCATGAAGGCAGTCAAAGAGACGTTGACCGGTGCACGTGGGAAAGGCGCATTTAAAAATCTGCTGCTGCATGCGCCAGGCGGCGGCAAAGACGGCGTACAAATCCTCCCCTTCCAGCAGATCACGGCGAAAGATGAGTTTATCAACATTAAGAACGCCACACGTGACGACATACTCGCAGCGCACCGTATCCCGCCGCAGCTGATGGGCGCCATGCCAGAGGGAAACGGATCATTTGGGGATATCGAGAAAGCCGCTCGGGTCTACGCTATCAACGAACTGACATCCGTGATGGAAGCGCTGAAGGTGGTCAACGAGTGGATCGGAGAAGAAGTGATCCGCTTTAACCCTTACGCGTTGCTTACCCCTGAGAAATAACCGCCAGAAAAATTCAGTTTCTTTAAACAACATCAGCCATCTATAACAGGCCAGCGTTTTCGCTGGCCTCATCTTTTCTGCTTAAAAAATCCCGCATCTGCTGCCCTCTACGCATCGCTGCTTTTTTCCTGCGCGAGGCATGGCTCTACCTAAAATCACCGCTCACCGTGACGCAGAACCCGTGAAATTGCGTATTCTGCCGCCTTCCCTACCCTGACCCGCTTGCGGGGGCTTGCCCCCCGTCACCTGCGCGCAACTATCATGTCTTTTGTCATGCATAGCTTGAACCGTTCCAAGAAGCGGCAGGAATGACCTACGTATTGATGAAGTTCGTTATAAAACCACGCATATTTGTGCATTTTAATGCATATGATTTCATTGGAAAACTTTAACATAGTTTATGGCGAGGACAAAAGCTCTTTGGATAATCAAGAGAAAATAAGTGACTGAAAAATAAAACAAAATACATAAAAAAGAAGCCAGCACCGTCTAATTCTATGGCTTACAGCTCGTTGAAGTGATGAAAATCTTAACAGTATATTGCTTTGCTTCGATGTTATTTTTTACTAGTATAGGCATAAAAAGGATAGTTCTTTCTCAAGAGGATTATATGTTAAAAGGTATTGGTGTTGAAAATTTACGGAGTTTTTCACAGTGCATTGATTGTAACCTTAAGCCCCTGACGGTTTTATTAGGCCGCAATAGCAGTGGTAAAAGCTCATTGATCCGATTATTCCCCTTATTACGTCAGTCTGTTGAAGAAACAACTACAGGACCTGTTTTATGGTATGGTCGGTATGTTGACTACGGAAACTTTTCAGAGGCAATATGCAAGGGAAGTGATAATAACGAAACTATTATTCTAAATTTCAAAATTTCACTTAACACTGCACCTGGCAATTATTGGAGATCTCTTGATGATGTAAATTTATTCCCTTTCCTAGACTTCAAATTGAAAATTGCATTAGCTGAGCAAAATAAAAAAACATATGCAAAATCTGTTAGTTTTGAGATTGATGGCTCGACCATTGAAGTTATTCCTAATTACGATGAAGAGTATACAATGGTATATGCCAGCGGCCCAGATTTCAATTGGAAAACAAAGGCTGAAGCTACTTCAAAAAAAGATTATAAGTTTTTACCCATATTATCTTGGATTACTGAAACCCCCAAAAAAAGTAACTATAAAGAGCAGGTTGTTGTAAACAAAAAATTTATTGAAGAATATAATGCTTATATGTATCGAAGCATTTTTAGAGAAAAAGAGCAGTGGCACAACGAGTATATTTGTAAGCAAGCAGCAAAAAAGATACATCGTTTTTTTCATCATAATACAAAGTATGAAAACATCTACAAAGAACTTTTAGGTATTCGAAGCTACTCAAAAGACAGGCTCGAGCATGGAATTAAAGAGCTATTTAAAAATCATGCCCATTTTATAAATAACATTCGAGATTCCTGTACGCGTAATGATCTGCTCAATGCTCTGCATCCTTTTATTTTATTAAAACATTATAATTCCATTGCAGAATTAATTAATGTAGGTTTATTCAAATCACTTTTATCAATAAAATATCTTGCCCCAATCAGAGCTAATACTGAGCGTTTTTATCGATTCCAAGACCTGCAAGTTGAGGAAATGGATCATACAGGCTCCAACTTAGCCATGATTTTAAATTCATTTTCTGAAGAGGAAACGCAAGCATTCCAAGAATGGACAGATGAAAATTTTGGATTTATCGCCTTTGTTACTACTGATGGTTCTCATTATGCAATAAAAATTAAGACAGATAATGATAATGAGGAACATAATATTAGTGATATGGGATATGGATATTCCCAAGTACTACCAGTAATAATGTCCATTTGGCTGGAAATTCATAGTCAAGATAGTTCAAGCGACGAAGTGATATTTGTTATTGAACAGCCAGAGTTACATTTACATCCTGCATATCAGGAAAAAGTTGCATATCTTTTTGCAAAAGTAATCAATGCGGCAAAAGAGTCAAAGAAAGACGTCAAATTTATATTTGAAACGCATAGTCAGTCCATGGTTGACGCCATAGGAGAATGCATTCAAAATAAAGTCATTAATAAAGATGATGTAAACATTATGATATTCGAGAAGAATAAAGAATCCGGCACATCAGCTTTTACGGCCAGTTTTGATGATGAAGGCTACTTTACTAATTGGCCAGTCGGTTTTTTCTCAGGTAACTGATATGTTAATTGAAATTATAAACACACAGGATGTAGATCTTAATAACGCCAATATACACTCATCATTGTGCAACCTTTTTTGTTCCTTCAGAGAAGGAAAACATTTAATATTGACTGACGTAGATTTTCTACATAAGGTTTCCGACTTTAAAGAATTAGGTAGTTTAACTTGCAATACAGCTCAAAATCTCATTCAAAAAACCAGAGAATTTAAGCAATTAAAGAACCTAGTAAGCTACTATTGCAAAGTTGATATGAAAAATTCCTCTAGCTCTTATACACAAGATAAAGATGAAGGTAATTTCTTCACTGTTGGTTATTCATTCTTTAATGATTCCTCTAAAATACAGTATACAAAATTGCTATGTGAGGACATAAGTGATTATAAATTATACAAATCCATATCAAAGTTTTATCAACTTATTAATAGAATGGGTGGTATAAACATTAACTTTGAAGTGCTCAATGGTGGTGGGGCTAATACAAAATACAATTTCGATAAAATTCTTGAAGAGCGTTTTCTTTGTTTATGCTTGCTTGATAGTGATAAGAAACATCCAAAATCCGGATATGGTTCTACAGCGTCAAAATTTAATGACGAAAGTGATTCTGCTATATGTAAACATTATACAATTGAATCCCATGAAGTAGAAGCCTTAATTCCTACTGAAATAGTCGATCAATGCATTATTAATAAAACAATTGAAGGGAAATACCTTAATGCATTGGAGCAGATAAAAGCTTTGACTAACCATAGTCCTACCACGAAATTATACTTCGACCATAAGGAAGGGTTTACAATAAGGAAAGTAATTGAAATAGATGAAAAATATAAGGACAACTACTGGAAAGATGCAATAGTTAACGCTCCAAATTTCAAAAGAAAAGGCTGCCTGGAAAAGCTACAATGTGATTGTACACCTCCCTGTATGGCCCTCGATGGTTTTGGCACTGGGCTTCTTGAGGCGTGTTCAACCGTTATCGAAAGAATGAGTCATATAAAACTGAACGAGTCACTTTCTCCAATATTAATTAATGAGTGGAACAAAATAGGCTTAAAGCTATTAAGTTGGGGCTGTTCATCACACAATAAGACTAGAACCTCTTAACTCTTTCCACAGGCAGGCCAACCTACAATTAACTGATTGGCCTCTGCCTTTCCTGGAATTATGCCAAGCATTTAAAACACTTACGTTATAAATCAACAAAAAACCAACCTTAGCACTTCAGATATTATATTTTTGCTGCATTCTTCCATCGCAAATTAATTGATGCGCTGTCATATATTCACTTGTTGGACTGTCTCTACTGCCAGCGTAATCGACTGTTGTCTGTCGCAGATTCGGTGATTATGTCTTTTAGCTCCGTATCTCTCTGCTTTAGTGGTTGCATATACGCGTCGGCCTTTTTCCTCATATATACAGTAACCGCAGCGGCATAGTTTTCTGCCCGCCGTTTCACTTCACGTTGTAGCTGCTCGCGCCAACGCTTATCTGCGTCCTCAGGCATCAGGCCCATATCTTTAGCGACGGTAACTTTTGCCCTCCCCCCACGTCAAAGCGGTTTTGTCATCAATCAACGTACGCAACATTCGCCCATTGCGCGCGAATGCTTGATCTGAAATTTCAAGAGGCACTTTTCTCAATCTATCGGTGATCTCCTGCCTTTCCTGGCGTGAATATCGTTTTAACTCTTCGATATTCCGCGGAAGTTCTGTCATTTTTGGCGGTTTATTTTTGTCCGTTCCGGCGCTCACCGTACAGTTATTGACAGAACTCCAAGGGGCCGCGTCGCGGCCTTCTAAGGTCAAATTCTCGACCGGCGATGGCTTACGTTTCGGTACAATTTTGTAATCGTTGGTACGAGTATAAATGACCGCTTCACTGATCGTAAAAGGACAATAGACGCCGGTGATTTTGGCGACTGTGTCACCATAATCATTGCCGTTTTCGGTGTATTCGTAATGGAGGCGCACGCGCAGACAATCACGGGTTACAAACGGGCCGCCTTGGGCGTTGATGTATCCCGGCCAGTCGGGCGCATCAGCAGCAGCGCGGGCAGCTTCAAGTTCCGGGTGCAAGACAAGCTCACGACTTCCTAGCCGCCGCAGCTCCCGCCAGGTGGATACAGGCGCGCCACCAATCTGCTGGAATTGGCGAATACTCCAGCGCGAAGCCCACGCCCGCACGCGCTTTGCCATCTCTTTAACGGGCTTGCCTGACTCGTGATCAAACTCGCCATCCATTCCATAACCGTCGATATTTTTTGAGATGTACTTCGCGATGTATCCCGTTGCCGATCCAAACTCTTCATCAATTAGTTTGGCAGTAAAACGATACTCAGCCGCGCCGCGTTCGTTTCCATCCTCCTGGAGGGCGTACTCATGAAAAATATCAGTGGCAAACTCCACCTCTTCAGGGCGGAGAAATAACAGCAGGTGCCAGTGTGGTGTTCCGTCGTGATGTGGTTCGGCTACACGAAAACCAAATGTGCGGATGCCTTCCCTCCCCCATTTGGCGCGGACACGCGACCAGACGTTGCAAAGGTACTTTTGAGTTTTGCGTGGGCTGGCATTCCAGTATTTATCGTTGCGCTTGCCGGAATGCACATGCGTGGCGTGATAACGTGACGGTGCGGTCAACGTGTAGAACATGCCAACCAGTCCCATCTCGTTAGCCATATCCTCAAAACCGCGCATGCGCACCATCAATTCGTGACGGGCGATCTTTGGGTTGGAAACGCTGCCCATGACCTTGTCGAGCAAGGAGGTACGCTCGCCAGTGTCCTGGTCTTCCAGCTCCATCGCCTGAAGGTATTCAAAGTTGGCTTTTTTTTGAGCTACCCACTCCCTGAGGCAAGGTTCAGAGCAATAAGGGGATGCCACTTTGCTGACGTAGCTAGTGGCGATCATGAGGTGCTCACGCCAGCGGTCATGAATTTTGCGGAGCTTACCTAGCCACCACTTTTCCTTTTGAAGTCTAGCAATGACACGTAATGCATCTTCTGCTGTCAGTACTTCATCGCAATACTGTTTCCAACCAGGGATTGCAATGTTGAGTGAGGTCGCTTTACTGGCAATGGCGCCGTAAGCGTAGATCGTGGAAAACTCCACATCTGCCGTTTTCTCGTACCGAAAATCAAACTCGCGCATAAACTCGCTTTTCATCAGGTTCGCGAGCTTATACGCCAGTCTTTTCAGGCGCTTTTTATCTGCCCATGGCAGCAGATGAAAATCATCACGTAGCGGAAAGAGAATTGCAGGCAGATTACCTTGTGGCAGATATTGTGCGTTTACCGCATCAACTCGACGCAATACATGGCGCTCAAACGTATTGAATAACCAGCGTACAGCCTCTTTCGGGTTCCTACGGTCCAGAGTTTCCAGGTGCATTGAAAAACGCTTGCGGATAAACGCAGGGAGAGCCTGGACGCGGCGCCGCAGATGACGCTCCAGTCTTGTGCGATCAAATGCCCTGCGCGCCTCCCCATCACGAGGGCGCAACGGTACCCGATAAACAACATCAACAAGATCGCTATAGGCAAGTGCCTTACGCTCGCCTTTTGGGGTGAGATACTCAATTGCAGACTCTTCGGCGTTGCTTGGATTAATAGCCCGCCGTTGGGCATTCCAGCTCCATGCCAGGGCTGTGGAATCAGGCATAGCTCACCGTCGTTATCTTATTTTGCCTGGGCTACGCCACAACAAGCCGGCACGCCAAACATTTCGGCATATGCCGCATCGCCCATCACCGCCCCACAGTCCGGGCAACCTCCACCACCAGAACGACCGCAACCGCCGCACACGCGAAGTACGCCAATCACTTCACCGGCAATATGGCGGGTTTTGGCGCTAACGGAACGTCGAACTCTGAATGCGTGGAGATTGAAAGCGGAGTAGATCTGGCGTGTTTCTGGTGTGTCACTATTCGAGATGACCGAGCGCGTGCCATGCTGGCAATTAACGTCCAGTAGCGCCGTAACCAAAGCGTGGTGATCGTCCAGGGTAAATGGCTTGCCGTAAGCGGTAAAATTGGCTGTTTTGCTAGTCGGGATGTACGGCGGATCGCAGTAAATCACGGAGTCCAGGCTATTCCTGGCGACGTACGGAATGGAAGTACGAAAATCATTACAAAGAAAGAGCGCGTGAGTATCCCGCGCCTTTTCGGCAAATAGGCGCATTTCTGCTTCTGGAAAATAAGGCGCCTTATAGCTGCCAAAGGGAACATTGAAACCGCCATCCCTGTTGGTGCGATAAAGCCCGTTAAAGCAGTGGCGGTTCAGGTATAAAAATGATGCCGCCCACCGAACAACGTAATCATCTGCACACTCGTCATCCCACGACAGGTGGTTGAACAACTTGCGCTCTTCGTAATAGCTATCTTCGTTATTGCCATTTCTGAATACGTTCCTGGCGATCAGTATCAATCTTTCTGGGTCTTCCCTGAGCGCGAGGAAGAAATTAATCAGTGCGCGATTGCTGTCACAAAGCACATAGCGGCGGTATTCCGTATTCATAAAGACTGTGCCACTGCCTACAAAAGGCTCAATCAAGCAATCGGCTTTAGGTAAGTGTTTCAGCAGCTCCGGCAACACGCGGGTTTTACCGCCAGCCCATTTAAGAGGTGACTTAATCATTTGCGGCATTCCTGGTTATAGGTTTCATGGGTCATCAGTCGCCACTGCTTACCACCGTTTTTGCTGAGCAAACGCCAACGGAGGCCAATGCGGATCACGAGATAGGCGTGTGGCTTGACGCGGGTGTAATTACGCTGTCCACGAGCAAAGCAATTCAGGGCGGCAAGCGCCCTCTTACAAACCGGCAACGGCGCGTTACAAACAACAGACAGACGCGAATGCATGGCGGCCCTCATAGCGATCCAATGTGTGGAGAGGTCAGGCGCTGCCAGATTTCGCAGACTTGCTCCGCTTGATATCGCGCGTCAGTGAGCGTGTAACGTGCCAGGGCGCTTCTCGCATGAGGCGCATAGTCTGTGGCAGCAGCAAGGTCGCGTAGTGAACGAATGCAGCGGTATTTTGTGCCTTCAGGGAAAATGCCTGACACCTCTAAGCGATCCACGGCATAACGAAGTGAAACCAGTTTTTCCGGGGCATCTTTGAACCATACGAATAACGCCGCGTTCCGGGGACAGGTATTGTCGGCGATGAAAGCAGCAAGGCTGCAAAGTGCATCTTCTTCAGCTTCGGTTGCGCTCATTACTTCGGCGCGCCAGTGAGAGTCTTTTTTCATCCAATCGAATGCCGTACTAATGCTGATACGGCCCTTCAAGCTTTCAGATTTACGAATGTCTATCGAAGAATAAAAAACCTTTCCGATCTGCCCTGTTGAGGGCTCAAAAAACACAGCTTCAATGGCACAGAGAGGTGATGACGGTTTCTTATTAACGTTAATCAAATCGATCATTAAGTGATTCATGGTCTACTGCCCTCGCTGGTGATTGTTTCGTGGTTGGCTATCCACTGCTCAAGTGCTGAATAAATCTCTTCGGGGGTAAGGCCTTGCTCTTTCAGCAGGCCCATACGGATGCGCAGCAATCCGAGTAAATGGGCGCGCTCGCCTTTGCGCGCATTGGTGCTGATTCCCATAAACTCTGGATCGCTTATTCCGCCTTCCGGCTTTATTGACGTAACCGACATGCAACCTCCTAAAAAAGGCAAAACGAATCCCCGGCAAAGTGAATGCCGTTATTTTTAAAGCAGGTTAATTAATTGTTTGGACGCGATTTTCTTTTAATCTGCTTAAATATCCTTTCATGCCAGTAATACATGAAATCAATAAAGGTCATTCGCGCGCGATCGTGATTACCGCGAATTGCTTTTTCGAGCCCGTAAATTATTAAATCTTTAGACGGGCTTTTTGAGCTAATGGTGATACGAGCACCATTTTTTAGATGTACAGTGAACCCATGCTCTGCACTTTCCATTGCCTCTCGGATCAGCATTTCCTGTTCCCAGGATGTTTTTTCTTCGGTGAACATGGCGTACTCCGATGATCAGTTAAAGCGAGGGGGCTCCAGCCGCCAGGAGGCTCTAGCTCCCAGTTTCAGGTGTTCCAGGATCTCCGGTGTAACCTCTACGGTTACCTCCTGCGGCTGAACAAACTTCATAGCCTTCTTCAGTTGCTCAGCGTCCAGAGATAGCAGGTCGTATGGTTTAGGGATGTCGCCATCGGTCACGGCAATAATGATGTTGCGGAGTTCTTCAAGAGTGCATTCATCATTCTCGCCTTGAAGCATCGCGAAATGATAGAGGTGGGATACGCCGTGGCGTAAAAGCTGAAGAGAGTAATCATGATTCCATTCCAGAAACTCTTTATTGAAATGGAAGCATTGTAAAAGCGAGTTAATTTTTTCTGCATATTCGAGTTTCATTTTCGCCCCCAGAGATTAAAAAGCAATGAAGTGCTTTTTACTCATGATTCTGTCAATCGTTCGACATGCTTCTGATAAAGTAAAGTCGATGCCGTAATAATGGCCTGTGTGCGTAATTTGATAGCGCTGGCGGTTGTACGGTTTTTTGCGTGGGAGTTTCAGAATAGTAAAACCACAGTAGAGGCTGGTTTTGCTATTGAGCTGTGATACTGATCCGCGGCTACCGTTCTTCATGTTTCCTCTCCTGAAACCGGCTATCGACCTGGCTCACCGAGACCAAGCCACATCAACCACCCTTCCCTGATCTCCTTTGGACGACTTTCGTAGGCCAGTTTCATGCCGTTGTTCCAAGCTGGAAGGTAAACCCAGTACTCGCCCGCACGGCCAGAAGTAGACTGGGGATCGGTCATCTCGATTACAGGAAGCTTCCCTTTTTCAATCATTCCCTTCACCGCAGCAGGGGTTTTCCCGATGAGTCTGGCGAACTCCTGATAAGGCACAGCATCCGTACTACTTACAAGCTGTTTGCTCATCTGTTACATTCTCCTTTTGGGTAATTAATTGCTCTTAATTGTATTTAATTGCCTATCTTTGCAAATTTCTTATTCGGAAATTATTTCCTTATAAGAGAATAATCATCTTATGGAGGACTCATGTCAACCCCAGTTCATGAAAAAATCAAGCTCATTAGGGAATCCGAAAGGCTAAACAGGAAAGAAATCAGTCAATTAACTGGCATTGCTTATGGTTCATTTTGTGGCTATGAAGCGGGTGATAAGAAACCAGGCGTTGAAGCGATAATGAGACTGCTACAACACCCCAGATTCATGAAATACACACTGTGGTTTATGACCGATCAGGTTTCGCCTGAAGCCGGTCAAATCGCACCGGCCCTCGCACACTTTGGGCAAGACTTAACAACCTCGCAGCACTCCGACCAAAAGACTGGTTAACAATTAACCAGTCCTACATACATTTCAAATGTCTATTATTGGTCGAAAAGTATTCATCACATAATTGCAACGCGTTGAGGCCGAAAGGCAAACGCACCCATCGGAGGGTTTTCTTATGACTATTAAGAAACTCGATGATGGTCGATATGAAGTGGACATCAGGCCTGCTGGTCGCAATGGAAAGCGTATCCGCAGGAAGTTTGATAAGAAAAGTGAAGCGGTAGCTTTCGAGAAGCATACCCAGTTCAACCACCACACCAAAGAATGGTTATCAAAACCGACGGATAAGCGGCATCTGTCTGAACTGATACAGCTTTGGTGGAATTTGAAAGGCAAGCATGAGGAGCACGGTCGGATAAACCGCAACAAGTTAGATATTTTTTGCAGGATTACCGACGATCCTTGTGCTTTTCAGATTACAAAAGCGCTGATTAGTCAGTATTACGCGGCAAGAAGAAGCCAGGGCATTAAAGCTTCCACCATTAACCGTGATCTCAACAGCATCAGTGGCATGTTCACAGCGCTTATCGAGGCCGAGTTGTTTTCGGGTGAACATCCGATCAGAGGGCGGAAGAAGTTGAAAGAAGATGTCCCAGAAACTGGCTATCTGACAGAGGACGAAATCAAGCACTTGCTCTTTAAACTGGATGGCGACAACAAGAAGATAGCTGTTCTGTGTTTAAGTACTGGTGCTCGCTGGGGCGAAGCGGCTCGACTCAAGGCGGAACACATCATACAGAACCGTGTGACGTTCGTTAAAACCAAGAGTAACAAGCAGCGGACTGTTCCAGTTTCAGCGGAAGTGGCAAAACTCATAGCGGATGGTAAACGAGGGTTGTTATTTGGTAAGGCGTCTTATTCTGACTTCAGGCAGATACTCAGGGAAGTAAAACCTGATCTTCCGACCGGCCAGGCGACGCATGCACTACGCCACAGTTTCGCGACGCACTTTATGATTAATGGGGGAAGCATCATTACATTACAGAGGATCCTAGGACATGCGCGAATTGAGCAAACTATGGCCTACGCTCACTTTGCGCCCGAATACCTCCAAGATGCAATCTCACTTAACCCGCTGAGAGGTGGTGCTGATGCGTAA